TCACCAATCAGGGTAAATATCTGGTCCTAATCTTGGGATAGGATCATATGGTATGTCTGGTTTGTTCTTTCTAGATTCTATGACCCTCTTAATAGTGCAGTCCTTACATTCATAAGAATATGAAGACGCTACTGGTCCTCTATCTTTTCTTGTTCTATAAAAACTTTCTATAAGATTTTTTACATCCCCACAAGATCTACATTTTCTATCTTGTAATAAAAGATGTCCAAGTTTTATTTGACCATCTAAATCCATTAACGATAGTCCCACATATAAGACATATCACCATATTCACCAACCGAAGCATTAGACCAACGATCACCTTGAGCATCAACAAAACTATCTTCACCTAATCCATCATTTAAAAATCCAAATGGTGCCATGTCTTGTTCAATTTGATTTTTTTGTTCTTCATATAACCTTTTCCTAACATCTTGATCAGTTAGTTCTTTAAAGTAGTCCATCTGGACCAACCAAGCATAAATGACAAGGCACATAGCAAGGTCATCATTACAACCTTCTTCTGCTTCAAAAGAATTGTGCTTTGAGATAAAGGTGGTTAGTTCTGAAATAATTTCATAATCACTAAAAATTAATTTATCTTCTTCAATAAGAGTCTTAAGATTAAGTGATCCAACTTTTTTTACAGTCTTGGACATCTTGACACCCAATTGGGTTTTCTTACCAGAAAATCCTTGACCGACAATCTGTCCTGCTCTACCCCTCATAGAACACATAAGAAGGTTTTGATATTCTAAATCATATTGAAGAATACTTGCAACTTGATCTCCAATATCATTTACCTCACATAATATGAATGCATTATTATAATTTTTTGCAATTTCATAAATGATATTTGGAAACAACATCGGTTTGATATCATTGTTTCTATATTTGGCCACGATTCTATGAGGGAACTGTGTTATATCAGCAACGACAAATGCGGAATAATCTTCTCCAACTCCCCTCGCAACATCAACTGTCATCACATAATCATGGTCCTGTTCTGGTGGTTGGTATACGTCCAATCCAGCATTCCTTTGAATAGGATTATCATAAACAAAAGTTCTTAATTTACTTGGAGCAATTAAAGTATTGACTGATCCTAAAAATTCACATTCAAACTCAACCTTGAATTGTGCTTCTGAAGTGTTTGATATAGTAGTTGATTTCCATTTTTCATCTCTACCCGGAACTTCTGACCAGTGAACATCCGTAGGAATATAATCATTCTTTCCCCTTTCTGCATCATGCCATAAACGGTAGAAGTGATTCATACCGTGAGGCGTTGATACAATAATTACTTTGGTGTTTTGACCAGAAGTAATAGTAGGATAAACAGATGCAAAAAAGGAGTCTGCAACATGGTTTGGAACGAATGCGAATTCGTCGAGGAAGAGAATGTTAAACGACATGCCTCGGACAGCACTTGCAGACGTAGAAGCTGCCAATATCTTACTGCCATTCTCTAACTCCAGAGATCCCTTGTTCCATGCAATAATACCTTGCTGCATCCATTTGGGCAAGTTCTCGTAAGCAGTCTGTAACCTACTGAGGAGTTCTCTAGCAGTTGCCGCCTTGTTTGCCAAGATACCAATATTTACACTATCATTAAAGACAGCGTAATGTAACAGATAAGATACCACAGTGGTAGACTTACCAGTCTGTCGTGGCATCTTACAGATGTTGAATCTATTCTCATGGAAGTTATTGATTAACTTCTCTTGAAAATGATAAGGATGGAATTGAGTAAGACCTTCATCAAGAGAAACAATTTTAATATAATTGTTTGCAAAATAAACCGGATCTTCTTTACACTTAAGGAATTCTCGGATATTTTCTTCCGTGAATTCGATAGCAGTATTTGCTTTCTTAAGGTTTGGGTTTCCCAAATAGACCTCAGACATAACAATACCCCCTTTCTGATCCCCAATTCTTCATTCTATAAGAAACTGCTTGTATTGTGATGCCTAGATCATCTGCTGCTTCCTGCTGAGAAATGTATTCTTTACCATTAATACTTATCTTTTTACTATTTGGATGTTTTTCTCCACCTTCATATTTGTGCCCGAAAGATCTTCCTTTAAGAGATTCACTTCTTTTTCTACAAGTTTCTTCCGAATGCTTACTACCTTTATTTTTAGCACTCGCTTTATTTAAATTTTTCATATAATATGCATCTCCATGATATATTTTTTTGTGTCTTTCCCTACTACAAACATATAAATGCTCTGGAATATCTTTACCTCCCTCAGACCTTGCTGGAAAATGGTGGACATCCATATCTATCATTTGTTCCCAAGATAGTCCCCAGTTTTTGCGGGCAATATTTCTTACTGTTTTTGGACTCAATCTTTCTTTTGGAACTTTGACAATAGCAGACACATTTCAATCCCAATCTAAAAATATTTATACAAGATATACTTCACTCATAATCTAATCAACAATTCCAGGCCCTCAAACTTTTATTGATTCTGCTATCAGGATCTCTTGCAGTTTTAGCAGAGGTCAATTTTTTCTTCATACCTTTCATTCTAGCGCAAAACGATGCCCTTCTTTTGTTACCTTTCTTTTTAGATGGTGCCTTCAGATCAGAACCAGGATTCTCTGCTTCATAAGACTTACGACCCTTTTCATTTAGTCCTCCAGACTTACTCTTACCTGACTTTTTAGTCCAGGCAGCACCTTCTTCTAGTGTCCCTTCGGAATCCATAATCTGTCTTTCTGATACTTCTCCGTTAACTCCATGATTTGTAGTATTTTCTCCTCTTTGGTCTTCGGTTTCTTCTGATACTCTGAGGAATGATTGTCCTGGTTCATAGCTTGAGACTTGAAAACTTTGTACTCTTGCGCCAGGGTATACCTTGTCAATCTGATCTTGAACATCAGATCTGTTAGGCATTTTGGTCTGTGGGAAGAACATTCTAAGGTTGAGGTATTTACCTCTCCAATTGAACATTACAAAGATTAAATTACCAGTCTTAGCAGGAATTCTTACTGCTTCTAAAACTTCAGAAGGACACTCTTTTTTTCCATGCACAGGACATACTTCGCCCTTATGATTGTGCATACATCCTTTCTTCTCATCCAGAGGAGTTTTTGATACTAATTTCAACTCTTCTTTTTTAGTTTTTTTAACGCAGTTTGGATATCTTTTTCCAAACATTGTTTTCATTCCTTTCTTTTCATAACCAGACCAACACTTTTCTCCAAGCATTTCACTTCCAATTCCTTGAGTTGGTTGGAGTGGTTCTGGTTTAATTAAATCGATAAATTCAATATAGGTTTTTCCCGATGCATCCTCAATGGTAACAGATTCTTTCTTTGTTGAATTACCCCAATTGGATGCACCTTTTTTGCGACACTTGACCAGTGCTCCTGACGCATAAGCACTTGGCCAAACCTTATAGCGGGACTTGACTTTATGATAACAGGCATCTTTAGTGCCTTCTTTTTCTACAATAGTTTCTTCAGTATTCACGTTAATAGCCTTTCCACTTCTATTTGGATTTGGATCTTTACTATTTTTACGGCGGAACGCTACATCTTCCTCATCTTTGGATAGATTGCGCTTCATCTTGGACGAACCACACTTTGGTTTTGTGGTTTGTCCTGGTTGCTTTGCACAAGGTTTTCCTGCGTATTTGCCACCCAGTTGAACCCAACCAGGCTTGCCATCACTAGACTTACTCTTGCCAAACCAGTCACGCAGAGAAGAATCACCACTTTTGTTTGCCTCATCAATTGACGCACCATTTTCTTTACGAAGCATTCCAGCAGGATCAACCATGAATCCAGGGGGAATATCCCTGCACTCTTTATTTGTGTAGCAGTAATATTGTCCTGCAGGACAGCGACCATTCTTCTTCATTTAACTGATTTAGAGTATTCCACCTGTTTATATTTATAATTACTCTGTGTCAAAGAAGAACATGTGAAAAAGTCTAGAATCATATTTATCGTAACCAAAATACTGTGATGCTGCATGTGGGCACTGACCATCCCAAATAACTAGACGATTATATACGTTAGCTACTACATCAATATGATCCCAAGGTGTAGGATCAAGATGCTTGTTCTTCCAGATAATATCAGATCCTTCAGTATCAACGTGACGTATTCCAGTCTGCTTATGTGCTAGCAGAGAAGTCCCACATTCATATGGAGCATCAGGTGTCAGATATACAGTCGCTGCCCACTTCTGTCTATCAGCATGATATACCAAAGCATCCTCACAGGTGCAGTGTTGGAATCTACAACACATACCATGAGTCTCCATCCAGTTGGTAATCTTCATACCCATGATAGATTCAAATGCTTCTTTGGTTCCTGGAATCTCAAACTGATTCTCAGTTCTCCTACCTCTGTGATAATCACTGAAGCGAAACTCCTGTCTCAGTGCATACTCCCTAATAGCATCTGGATTATCATAGAAGTTGTCGATAACCCATAGAGTTGGTTTCTCTCTGACCACTTTGGGGCCATTAATATAGTACATCATGGATCCACCGCATTCTCACAGAACTTACAGAGATTAAAGCAAGTATTGTTCTCAGGCATAATCTCATCATACGGTTGCTCAAATAGATTGCCAAGAATATGCTCCAAACCATAATCCATACAACAGAGAGCCACATCTCCATTAGGGAGCATCACGTTGTGATATAACTTCTCAAGACAACCACAAGTCATCTCTTTGTCTCCATGATAGATGGAATTATATTCGTCCTTTCTATTCAAGAGTTCTGGTTTCATAATACTCTCGCCTAGGAGATTGCCTGCCCTAGACCACATTGTGTATGTGGGTGCTTCTGGGAATACATGGCGAACAGACTCATGGACTGTTCCCATACACATCAAAGTGAAGTTATGAATATCTTTATGGACTTCTCCAAATCTTTCAATAACTTCAATATATCTCTTAGTGATTGGATGCTTTGCCTTTCTCTCCTGGTCGGGTAAGTGGAGAACAAATCCGCCATTGGGATTACCCGCATACTGAACGTCCTTGATTCTATCAATATCTTCAAGTTTCATACCAATGCCAGTTGTGAATACTGAGATTGGATGACCCTCTTTATTTGCATAGAGAAGCATATCAGTTGCCTTTGGATTCAACCAAGGTTCTGTAAATCCTGCAAAGGTAACTCTAACTTGAGTCGGAAGTTTGTCTACAGTCTTCTTGAAGTTGTCAAGAGTAAGGAATCTCTCTCCTTTATAGACTTTCTGTAAAGTTCTCTGAGGGCAGAAGACACAATCAACTACACAACCGTTCTTCGTATCAATTGAGGTTGTAAACTCCATTGTTGGAGCAATCGAGTTCTCCCAATGCTTTTTTGCTTTGTTTTTATTATAAACCTCATGAATGCCTACTTTCTTACTATTAAGCATCTTGAGATTCTTAACAATAGATTGTCTATGAATATCATCAATGGGATGATTCTCTAAGAGGTCCTCAAATATTTCTCTAGACTCATCACACAGACCAGTCCACCAAGAACACACTGCCTTTTCATACTTGAGGCCCCAGAACCCTGGATATTCTGTTTGTATTGAAAGTGGTGGTAAATTATCATATGCAACTTGATCTCCAATCGAAGCAATCAGGTATCCATCGTGATAATTACTTTCTCTTTCAAAGAATCGACTCAATAAGAAGTATCCTTCTGGGCGATCGGGCATAATCGAAACTGCATGTTGAAGCAATCCTCTAACAGTAAAGTTCCTACACCCTTGTCTCTCAAAACAGAACGCTGCCCTTAATAAACATTGATATTGACCAATATTATCTTCCACTCTTTCTGAACATCTCAAATAATAAGAGATCGCAGAAGCAGTTTGTCCAATCTCATCATAGTATAGAGCAAGTCTTAGATTATTCTCTGGATCTTCGGGAGCAAAGATAAACCTTTCAAGTAGTTGTGTTAAATCAAACATCTAAAATCTCCTCTACGATTGACTGTGGGAATCTCAACAGATATGCAGCATTATCCTGGAACCCAAACGACATAACAAAGTCGTCTTCATCTTCGATTATACCAATAGCAAACTCAACATGACCACTCATAATTGAGAAGTCACTAGTCCATTTAATTAGATTCCAGTCCTTATCCCACAGAATAATTCTATGTCTATAGACTGCATCTTTTCTTTCAACCTCACTTTTGAATAGATCAACTTCGTGAGTAACAGCAAGATAATATCCCTTCCAAGAAATCACTTGCGTTCCACCACGCAGATCTTTACCAATGTCTTGATATTCGCTGGTAGATACAATCTCCGATGTTTTATTTTCTACGTCAACTTTAACAATCTCTGTTGGATTGCCCCACTTGATAAAATGATATGGTTTATCCAAAATAGGCATCCAGTTCTTTTCGCAGTATGCTTCTCTTGGAGGTTCGATTCTATTTCTTGATACTTCTACAACCTTATCATCTTCTACTTGAATCTCACAGAGTTCCATTCTACCCGTGCCGACAGTATCTAAATCTCTGCGGACACCACATGTCCAAAGTTTATCACCCCATCTAAAGAGACGTGCATCTTCTAAACCAACAAAATCCCATAGTTCTTTTTCTGGGAACTTTGACGTGTCTATTTTGTTATGGCGAACAATACTATAGTCACTATCTAACTCAAGATAATGATTCCAAGTCCTTAAGTGTTGATCATTCTCAGGATGGACATATGTCAGTGGCCCATACTGATGTTGAAATAATTTTTCTTCCGAATGATAAAATGTATAGTTTACTGCCCGTAAAATGACTACTGTTTTATCGCCATCCTTATAAATGGATGGATTCATTAATCCCAATCCATTATTTTCTTCTGCTGGGATAATAAGAGGATATATCTTACCACCCCTCTCCAATGCCAACTTGGCAAGAGAATTGATAAAGTCCATAATAAAATATTTTTTAGTTATTTAGGTAAAGAGACATGATGTGATGTCATTTTCGCCACCAACACCAGTCAGAGAAGAACCGTCACCTGCATATGATGTGGCAGAAACGTCTCCACTAACAGTCAATGTACTTCCATCAAAGGTAAGATTTGATTCTGCATTAAGTGTGGTTCCGCTTACCGAAGTCATAACACGATTGTTTGAAACATTAGTAAGTGTTGCAGAACCAGTGATTCCCTGTGTTCCTTGAGTACCAGTTCCACCAGTGTTTCCTGTATTTCCCGTAATACCTTGAATACCTTGAGTTCCAGTTCCGCCAGTATTTCCGGTAATACCCTGAATTCCCTGTGTTCCAGTGGTTCCTTGAGTACCAGTTCCGCCAGTATTACCCGTAATACCTTGGATACCTTGAGTACCTGTTGTTCCTTGAGTACCTGTTCCACCAGTATTACCCGTAATACCTTGGATACCTTGAGTACCTGTTGTTCCTGTTGTTCCTGTTGTTCCTTGAGTACCTGTTGTTCCTTGAGTACCTGTTGTTCCTTGAGTACCTGTTCCACCAGTATTACCCGTAATACCTTGGATACCTTGAATGCCTTGAGTTCCAGTGGTTCCTTGAGTACCTGTTCCACCAGTATTACCCGTAATACCTTGGATACCTTGAGTACCTGTTGTTCCAGTGGTTCCTTGAGTACCAGTTCCACCAGTATTACCCGTAATACCTTGGATACCTTGGATACCTTGAGTTCCTATGGTTCCTTGAGTACCAGTTCCACCAGTATTTCCTGTAATACCTTGGATACCTTGGATACCTTGAGTTCCTATGGTTCCTTGAGTTCCAGTTCCACCAGTATTTCCTGTAATACCTTGAATTCCCTGAATACCTTGTGTTCCTTGTGTACCCTGAGTGCCGACAATACCTTGAATTCCTTGAGTTCCTTGAGTGCCTGTAGTTCCTTGAGTACCTGTAATACCTTGAATACCTTGGATACCTTGAGTACCTGTTGTTCCTTGAGTACCTGTTGTTCCTTGAGTACCTTGGACTCCTTGAGCGCCTGTAATACCTTGAATACCTTGTGTTCCTTGGGCACCCATGGGACCAAACACAGCACTCCAAGTTTTACTTGTTGAGTAAGTTGAAGAAGAGAAATAAAGTGGATTTGTTCCGTGAGTTGCTGCTCTACTTCTTTGTAAAACTCCGTCCTTATAGTATTTTACTGTTGATCCATCATACTCAATCGTTGTGATTGTTGAAGTTGTATGTGATCCAAAGTCTCCAATGTTTGAACCATTTTCAAAGATTCTCAATGATCCACTATCGTAGTAATACCAACAATAATCAAGAGTGGTATAAGAAGTAGAAGCAGTTGGATCTGCGGTAAGACCCGCCATCGCAAATCCAGATGTCGAATCTGTCTGCCATGACATATATGCATGATCATATGCTTCTTGGGAATATACTCTTCCGGCCCAATTGTTATTATTTTCTGTCTTTACAAATTCATTTGGTCCAGTCTGGGACATGTAAGTTCCCACAATTGGTGTCCAATTTGAAGCACCAAATACACCTTGAATTCCCTGAATACCTTGTGTTCCTTGAGTACCTGTTATTCCTTGAGTGCCTGTCGTTCCTTGAGTACCTATTGTTCCTTGAGTACCAGTAGTTCCTTGAGTACCTGTTGTTCCTTGAGTACCAGTTCCACCAGTATTACCCGTAATACCTTGGATACCTTGAGTACCTGTTGTTCCTTGAGTACCTATTGTTCCTTGAGTACCTATTGTTCCCTGAGTACCTGTTGTTCCCTGAGTACCTGTTGTTCCCTGAGTACCTGTTGTTCCTTGAGTACCTATTGTTCCTTGAGTACCTGTTGTTCCCTGAGTACCTGTTGTTCCCTGAGTACCTGTAATACCTTGGAGACCTTGGATACCTTGAGTTCCCTGCAATCCTTGGATACCTTGAGTACCTTGAGTTCCTTGAGTACCTACAATACCTTGAATACCTTGAGTACCTGTCGTTCCTTGAGTTCCTGTGGTTCCTTGAGTACCTGTCGTTCCTTGAGTACCTTGGTCTCCTTTGGTTCCAGTTCTGGCAAAAGTAATAATTACATCTTCGGAATTACTAAATGAAGTTGATCCAGAAAGATATGAAACATTTACTTTATGATATCCAGTTGCCTCGGTATTTGTTCCACTAATTGTAAAGATAGCAAAATCGTCAGCACTGGTTCTGTTTGAAACTCTAACATGGCCTTTAATGGTGGATGTAGAGTCGTCAATTGTTCTCAAGAACGCTTGAATATCCGTTCCATTATCATCAGTATCATCAATATACAATACTGATGCGGATGATAAATTTGTATTGTTAAATTTTATCTTTCCTTGTCCAGGATCAGAGTCGGATGTTGCTGTATCAAAGGTATAATCAAATGTGGCCCCACCAAAGTTTCCATCAGTGCCAGTAATACCTTGAATACCTTGAATACCTTGGGTGCCTGTAATACCTTGAGTACCTTGAGTACCTTGAGTACCTTGGATACCTTGAGTTCCTGTCGTTCCTTGAGTGCCTGTGGTTCCTTGAGTGCCTGTGGTTCCTTGAGTGCCTGTGGTTCCTTGAACACCGGCGGCACCTGCTAAGTTTATGCTCCAAGAAGTATATGTTCCAGATCCAGTGGTTGATGTGACATTAACTGTCATTGAACCATTACCGGAATTATATGCGGTAATGTCACCCTCCATTTTATTTGATGGACTATTTGAAACAATAACACTTTGGCCAACACTATACGCTAATCCAGTGTCTGTGGTAAAAGTCTTGCCTCCAGTGCCAATTGTTAATGAAGTTGAAGAAGTTGCAGAATATATGTCTCCATCCTCCCCAGAGGTTCCTTGGGTCCCATTAGTGCCTTGGGTTCCAGTTCCACCAGTATTACCCGTAATACCTTGGATACCTTGAGTACCTGTTGTTCCTTGAGTACCTATTGTTCCTTGAGTACCTGTGGTTCCTTGAGTGCCTGTGGTTCCTTGAGTACCCGTGGTTCCTTGAGTACCTGTAATACCTTGAATACCTTGGATACCTTGAGTACCTTGAGTACCTGTTGTTCCTTGAGTTCCAGTGGTTCCTTGAGTACCCGTGGTTCCTTGAGTACCTATTGTTCCTTGAGTACCTATTGTTCCTTGAGTA